ATTATGTATATTTTTTTTTTATTTTTATTGTTTAATTAATATAAGCGAATTTAGTATAATTTTTTACTTATATATTCCCATATATATCAGCAGGAATAAAGATAGCAGGTCGATTGTTGCATAATTCAGGAATAAAACGATGACGAGCTTGAAGAGATTCAAGAGATGGAAGACCACTATAATAGTCTTCTTCTCGCAAGTTACTTTTTTTTGACATAGAATTCAAAAATTTAAGTTTAGTGGGGTCAGTTTTCCACAATTGGTACATTTGACGAGGTGTAACCACCGTCTTCGAGATGGCCAAGTCATACAACTGTCGCAAAACATCATAGGCCATTTCATTCGTTCCCATCGTGTCCCAAGTTTGACCAATAAGTTTCAAAACGAATCCAAAGATATCATCTTCTTCTGTAACAGTACAGCAACGTAACAAAGGTTCCAAATAATGCTTATAAGGAACAATAGGTGCCATATCTGTACAGCCAAAGTCTAAACTAGATATCCAATGACGTTTAAGAAAACGAGGTCCACGATAACGAAACATACCCGTAGCATGATCTACTTCTGACAAAAAACGATCATATTCTCGATAATCACGAAGATCCATACCGAGATACTCTTTTAAAAATCTTGCAAAAGAATTAGCATTTAAAAGATGACGAATCGCCTTTGGAGCACACCAAACATGATCATCTCCATATATAATAATAGCTATAAAACGAAGAACGAGACATTGTTTAATATAAGCCGCATCGGACGGATGAGTACGGCGAATATGCTCTACATACATAAAAAAAATCAAAGCCATAATCCAGGAATCACCATGCGATGTTTCCTTTCCACCAGAATACATGACGCCTCGTATAAGACGCCAAAAAGTGCCTGGCTGCAATGTTATTTTATTTGTAACGTTATACATCAAAACTAAGTAGAGACGTTTAAGCAAAGTCCGTTGGGAAGGATTCATACCGGCCCAATCGTAATAACGAGAGCCGGCTGACAAATACAAATATAATTGCCAATCTGTTATATGTTTATCTAGAGCCTTGATGTCGCCATCAACCCAAAAAATATCAGGATTATCAAAATTTAGAGCTTTCGCAAGTTGATAATACCCTCCATTCCAGGGAGTGACACCTATAGTAATAAGCTCACCCCGCTCTATTAACATACGATATTTATGAATCAACTCTGATAACAGAGTAATAGTAAGACAAGGGATAAAAAACTCCCGCACTTTAGAAAGTGCTTCGGGTATATCGCACAAAGCCTTGTCAACTAAATATTTCCATTCCCCTTTCAATTTAGTAATATTATATGGTTGAAAAACGAAGATTTTATCTTCTATCAAATCTATAATAATAGAATGTAACTCTTTTATACTAGCATGAATCAAATAAATTTTCTTTCCAGAATTACAAATTTTATAAGTGACATTTCCTACAGTAACAGAAACTGCATCCGCGTCCATAAAGCCGCCGGACGTACCCAGCTTAGCACTGTCTATCAAATCTAAAGGAGAATACCTAAACTTAAACTTACCTACATAGCGATTTGTCCCTAGCGCAAACTCCAAATCTCGGAGAGCTGGAGCCACAACTGATCGGATCTTAGCATAACCTGTACGATCACATGTGTCAAAGGAAAACTCTTTTAAAAGAGTCTCCATACGCAAATGAGGAAATTCTGTAGCATTAGTAGTAAAGTATGTTTGGGGAAAAAAACCTCGACCAGTATCAATTTTGTCACATAATATCCGTTTAATGGAAACACGATCTAAACATTTAGACTGTAAAGACGCTGCATTAAGCATATTATTATTCGGAGAATAGCCTTGATAAGCCTGTATAGCCCTATCAGCAAAAGCTGCTATCTCAGGAACAAATGCCGCCATTTTAACATTAGAAGTAGTTAAAGGATTATTATGTCGTGTAATTTGACCGAGAGGTATAGACGATGGTGGTGTGTAATATTCACGATACCAGTGAGAATAGAGTTTAAGTCTATCTTCACGAATAGTCATAATATGAGGACTATAGCCAAAGTCTCGCAATCGATAATGAGTAGCCAAATAACTGTAAACATATTTATAAAGTTCTACAGGGGTTTTAACCCTGCGACAAGCAGTAGGAACACTTATAGGCCTATTAAACTCATCTACGATGGACTCATCACTATGAAAGTGAATACCACAATTCTGATCAGGATGTATGGAACACGGAACATCTAAATGTCGTATCATTCGAGGATTCTTATTTTTTTTTTC